ATCTAAAAAGGAAGAAGTTGATGTCATTGAAGAGACAAATATAACTGTATTACTCGAATCTTCATATTCGCTATTACAGTTATTAAGAGAAAAATGCCCTGGTACTTTTAAACACAGTCAGTACCTTTCATCAATTACTGATAGTGTTTGTACCGCACTGGGACGAGATCCACTAATACTGAGAGTTGCTTCGATGTACCATGATATTGGAAAAATCGTTAATCCAAAAATATTTTCTGAGAATCAAGTTGTGGATGATATTGATCCACATGAATCTATGGATCCAGTCATAAGTGCTCAATTGATTACGCGTCATGTATCAGATTCTGTTGCAATTCTAATTAATGATATAAATTTTCCAAGAGATATAATTCAAATGATTAGTCAGCACCATGGAAATAGTATTGTCAAATTTTTTTTTAATAAATCTAGTAGTGAGTCTGATAGTGGATTTAGATATATTTTAACAAGACCTAATACTATTGAATCCGCTATACTTATGATATGTGATATAGTTGAATCTAAATCAAGAAGTAAAATTCAAAGCGGAAACTTTGATATTAATGATGTTATTCAATCAACTTTTAGTGATCTGGATATTGATCATCAAATTGATGATGTGACTTTAAGGTATGGTGATCTTGGTATCATAAAACAAACTCTTGCAAAAGAATTAGAAGGTATTTCACAAAAAAGGAATGACTATGATTCCATTAAAGATAAGAAATAAAAAGGAGAAAATTAATAAATAATTATGTCAGAAATTGATTTATATATCTTATTTAAACAACTGCGTTTATGAGGAGTAATTATTGTGGAAGATAAAAATATTAAAAATTTATTAAAGAGTAGAAGACTAATTCGGTATTCAATTGAAGGTAAAATTGGTGGTATAGGAATTGGTGATATCTCCGTGATTTTAACAATAAGTTCTATTAAAAGAGTTAAAAAAATTTATATATTAGTTCCAAAAAAATTAAAGAAAAAAAATATTCCAGATTTGTCAACATTTATAATTCCAATATTGTACAATGGAGATTGTGAATGTGTCATTAAAACTTATGAAGATTTTGAAAAAGAATTAATTCTTGAAAATAAAAAACATCTATTATCAGAGGATGGAATAATAATTTATGATCTTGAAAATAAGTATAGGAAGATAATCGAGTCGGCTAAAAAAAAGAAAAACAGTTTTTCAATTATTAAATTATTTTATCGTATGTGTGGTAAATCATTACATTTAAATAGAGTATGTTGATTTTTAGCACAGGAAATAAGAACACTTGATTACACCAAGTGTTCTTATTTTTTTTGTGAATTTTGTGTTATTTTAAATGTTTCCAAACTCTTCTTATTTTTATATGTGAAATTGTTTCTCGACTAACATTGAACATCCAAGATAGTTGTTTTTGGGTATATAATTTTAATTCTAAAGATTTTCTAATATCCAAAACATCTTGTTCTTTTAATGTATGATGTGCCGACTTTTCTCCATATCTATGAACACCAAACATTGGATTATTTTCACCTAATCTTTCTTTATTATGTATACTTCTATGTTCACCTTTAGTCATAACTTGAAAATTTTCCATGAAGTTATTCTTTGTAAAATCTTTATGATGAGTAACCTCATTCTTTTTCAATTTATAATTATAAAAAGTTTCAACCATTAAAGTGTGGATTTTTATAGTTTTTGATTTTTTCCTTTTTTACATAAACTAACAACTAAATATCCATTATTTTTCCATGGTAATAATATCCTAACATCTGGTCTGTGATATCTTTTAAAACTCTTAACTCTTCCAAGATTAGAAACAAAATAATCACCGTCATAACATTCTATTTCTTTCCAAATCTCTCCATCTAAATCTTCTAAACTTCTATTTTCATAATTTTCCATTATAAATCTCCCAATTTATATAATCCCAAAATTTTAAAATTAGAGATAGCAGGATTTGGGATTTAATCTTTTCGACTCGCGAAAATCTATCTATCTCTCTTTATATTATTTTGTTCTCATCGTGTGTTTCTTTCTATCGCTTCAAATATTTTTTTATAGACTAAATCTGGTGTAATAGCGCGCATACATGAACGATTTTTACACTCCCAAGATCGACTCTTCCCATTGTACAGCTCTGCATCACCAAAATAGCTTTGAGGACGCCCGCAAAATAAATCATTCAATTCACATGAGTTATCTACCCAAACATTAATATTTAGGTTGTGCCCAAAAATATAAACATTTGATCTCCCAAAAAGTACCACGCCAGATTTTCCAACAGAAGGGCCTACGTGCCCGATAAAACTATCAATAGAAACATAAGTCAGTGCATTTTTGACCAAAGCCATTGTTTGTCTTATACTTGTTTTTCCCATCAAATAAGTTTCAACTCCTTCAATTTCTTTTTCTAACGGTCCTCCTAATTGCACGACATAAAAATCTTTATTTAATAAAGAAACTAATTTTTTCCAATAAACATCAAACCAGTCTTTATTCGAGGTTAATTTTACTGTTGGATTGTAATTCATCATTGCTCCACAAGGGTGTATTAATATAACATCTTTGGGAAAAGATTTTAAAAATTTTTTAGCTTCTTTATCCTCATCCTCCGTAATATAGACTTTTATATTGTCATCATAATACGGGACATTGTATATATAGCAAAAAGCCTCACTTAATTTACCGGGAAATAATTTATGGATTCCTGAATTGTACAAATCTTTTTTAATTATTGATGAATTGAACCGTAATTTTTTTACCCATTTTTCATACAAATCCCCATAATCACGGGTACAATATAGATAATCAATATTTGGATTATTATAAAAAATATCAGGATAAAATGAGGCAAATATTAATTTACGGTCACTATATTTTTTTCTTAGTAATTCCAAACATACTGTAAAAACAACGCTATCTCCGAGTCCCCCATCCTGAATTAAAATAATTATGTCGTCTTCTGGTGGTTTTTCGTTTCCCATATATTCATCTATTGAAATATCATATTTTGATTTTTCATTAAATACGATTAGATCTTTTTGTGAAACTGAAGAGGTTGATACACAAGATAAATCCGTTGAATTTGATTTTTTTTCGTTTTTAATCTCTTTTTCGGCTAAAGGTAATTCTATCTTTATCATTCTTTCAATTAAATTCATTGTTTATTCATTCTCCATTTTCTTTTCTTTATTACAATCTGGGCATTCTCTTCCTTTATGAAAATTACTCCAAGTCATTTTTCTTATATGGTTATTTGGACATTTATATTCCAATTTAGTATAACAATTTTTGTAATCTTCTTTTTTTGATAATAACTTATATTTTCTCTCACTAAATTCCTTCTGAATATCTGAAAAATTCTTTTTAAATTTTTTATTAAGAAATATTTTTGTACATTCTGGACAGTTTCTATTTGCTCTAAATTTATCCCAACACATGGAACTTTCGTGTCCATTTAGACAAATATAATTTAATTTTTGATGGGCATTTTTATATTCTTCTTTTTTTGTTAATAATTCATAACATCTATTTTTAAATTCACATTCAATCTCACAGAAATCTTTTCTTTGTTTTTCAGATATTAATTCCCTTATTTCTTTTTTGTATTTATATCCAATAGTTCCTTCTCCACCATTAGTAAAATTAATTAATGGGCCTTTATTTAAATTTTTTCTACCAATAATATCTATTAATTCAATTTCTAAAAGGTCTATTTCCTTTTTCATCAAATTTTCTTTTAACTTTATCACCAAAGGTTCTGAACCACTTTCTTTTATTTTATTTATAATTCTTTTAAAATATTTACTTCTACCAATTAAATCTTTCCATCTTCCCTTAGTGAATCCTTGTCCAACATAAAATGGTTCAAATTCAAATTCAAATTCACCATATTTAAACAATCCTTTTTTCCTTGGATCAAGATAGACATAAATATAGTAATTATTCAAAACATCCTCCTATTGAAAATATAATTTCTTTAAATTAAAATATTTTTTCCATTTACTTAAATACAAATTCCAATTTTTTTTAAATATTGGATAGTATTCTTCAAGATTATCGCTCGTTGTACCATTTTCTCTGTGACGAATTATAGCTCGTGGTTCGTATAACACACTATACCCTTTTAAATTCAATCTTGTCATCAAATCACATTCTTCAAAATATGCTTTTTCATATTCTAAATTGAAATTCATATGTTCTTTTTTTAATATTGATAAATTATATAGACAACAACATCCATTAACCCAAAGTCTTCTTTCGACATAATCTGTTATTGGATTATTTTTATCTAATCCGCAATATGGATTCTTAATCCAATTCTCACAATTGTAATCTATTCTCGTTCCTGTATGAATTATTATATCATCGATCCAATGTAGAATCTTACAACCCACGACCGAGATATTATAATTAGACAGAATCCTCTTAACAAGTGAAGAAACTGTTTGTGGAAAAAATATAATATCATTATTTGATAATAAAAGAAAATCAAAATTTCTATCTTCGGCATAATTAACAATATTGTAAACTGTTTTACAATATCCTATATTCTCTTGATGAATTATTGTTGAATAATCTCTATATGGATTATTTTTATAAATGTATTCTAATTCCTCTTTTATACTACCATCTGATACTAACAATATCTCATAAGTAAATCCAGAAATATATGATTTGGTTAATGATTCCAAACACTTAATTGTTAAATCTGTTTTCCCTTTAAACGGAATTGCAATTAATATACTTGGTTTTTTCATAACTTCTCCAAAATAATATTTCTCATTTTTTCAGCTTGAACATTCCAAGAATTTATATATTTTCTAGTTGTAGTTGGTCTATTCATAAATGCTGATACTGCATAATCTATAAATTTTTCTTTATACTCAATTGAATTTTGATTTTCTTTTATTATATAACCAGTCTCACCATTTTTAATTTGTTCATTCAATGCCCCATAATCTGATGTTATAACCCAGACATTATTTGCTGTTGCTTCTATAGTGGCCATACAACTCGATTCAAGCCATGTATTCGGATATAACATCACTAATGATTTTTGAAGTTCTTTAAATAATTCCTTTTGTGGAATCGGCTCATGGAATGTTACACCAACTTGATTTTTTAATTTATCATATAATTCTAAAAAGTTGCCATCTCCTTGGTGGTAAAGTGACATTCCGCTAAAAACTTTAAGTTCTGGTTTGATATTATGTTCTAAACATTTATCATAAATAATTGGCCAAAAATCAGACAGTAAATTTAATCCTCTGAATGGTGTGCTGGTATAAATAGCAATATTTTCTTTTTCAATATTTTCATATACAAACTCTGAATTATAACCATTGAGAAGAACTCTCACATCAGAATTTGGGAAACATTCTCTTAAATTATTTAGTGAGAATTGACTGTTTACAAATATGATATCAATATTTTCAATGTTGTATTTATTTTCTTGTAAATCTATCAATTCAGGTTCATTACCAATATCCTGAGACCATAACACCTTAACTTTCACATCTAAAAATTGTTGTTTAAAAACCTTTGGTTCTCTTAAGGAAACAAGTACATCTAATTTAGCAGTTCTTATCTCTGAATAAAAA